TAGCAGATTTAAGAAAAGTTTACAACCAATATAAAGACGAATCAAAGTAAGTGAGCTTAACACTAAAAGGCGATTATTACATAGTATTTATGAACCCAACTTTACATAAAAAAGAATGGAATGCAATCCGTTTAATTATGAAAGTAGCCGAAATAAACTACTGTATATTCATCGACAATAATATTAAGCAATTAGAATTACACGCAGTAACAAAAGAAGATTTTAACACATATCAATACAACCCAAACTAAATGAAATTAGTAAAGATAACGGACGTAAAGCCGAACCCGAAGAACCCAAGAATAATAAAAGACGGAAAATTCCAAAAGTTAGTTAAGTCTATTCAAGAATTTCCTGATATGCTTAATAAACGTCCTTTAATCGTTTTTACTGACGTAGATAATAAATACGTTGTCTTAGGTGGTAATATGCGTTTAAAAGCCTTAAATGAGTTAAAATTTAAAGAAATACCAGTTATTATAGCTGACGAATGGACGGAAGAACAAAAAGCGGAGTTTTTAATTAAAGATAATGTAGGTTTTGGAGAATGGGATTGGGATAGTTTAGCGAATGAGTGGGATGCTGAAAAATTAGACGATTGGGGTTTAGATGTTCCAAAAATTGCAGATTATGAAGAAATAGAACCGAGCGGATTTGATTTAACACAAAAATGGTTTTTAAATATCGAATTTGAAAATGAACAAGAATGTGAGAAATGGTATAATACATTAATTGAAGAAGGTTTAATTTGTAAAATAGTCCAATGATTCCAAAAAATATAAAATTTGAATTACAAAGCGAAGTATTTAACACGTTTCGATGTCAAGCTGCTGCAAATAGTTTAGATATTGACGTAAAAAAGAAATCTATACATAAACTTGAAATAAATAATACAAACATTCCTAAAGAATGGAACGTTGGTTTAATTTATGGTGCTTCGGGTAGTGGTAAAACTACATTGGCTAAACATTTATTCGGACAAAATATATTTGATTGTTCTTTGGATGAAAATAAAAGCATAATTGACCAATTACCAAAAGAATATACATACGAAGATTGTGCTAATATATTGAATGGAATTGGTTTAAATTCAGTTCCTTGTTGGATTCGACCTATTAAAACGCTATCAAACGGACAAAAAGCACGTGCTGAAGCGGCTTATTTAATGTGTAAACAAGATTTTATATGTATAGACGAATGGACAAGTGTAGTAGACAGAACAGTAGCAAAAGCAATGAGCGTATGTTTACATAAATTTGCTAAAAAACATAACAAACAAATTATTTTATTAAGTTGTCATTACGATATACTCGAATGGGTAAAACCCGATTGGTTAATTGATTGTAATAAACAAAATTTTGAACTTCCGAAGTCGGATGATTTTTTTTTTAATGAGCGAGAAAAACTCGAATTTACAATTAAAGAAGTCGGACGAGAATCGTGGAAATATTTTAGCAAATATCATTATTTGAGTGAATTATTACCTGGAGGAAAGATTTATTTATATGGTATATTTCATAATAATAATCAAATTGGTTTTCAATGTTTTGCAAATTATACACCACATAAACACGGAACCAAAATAATATACCATTCAAATAGAACAGTAATACATCCTGATTACAATGGTTTAGGATTAGGTATTAAATTAATAAATGAAACAAGTAAAATTCTTCAATCAAAAATAAATTGCAGAATAATGGCTAAATTTTCTGCTATACCCGTATTTAAAGCAATGAAAAAACAGCCACAATGGATATTTTTAGGAGAAAAAAGATTAATGGGTAAAATGAAAACAGGATTAAATATGTTAAGACGTGGAGGATTTAGAGAACAAGGAGTAAAAACATTTAATTTTGAATTTGTAGATAAATAAGGCTTTTCCATATATTTACAAAAAAAAAATCATGGAAATAGGTCAAAAAATATATTGGTTAATTGGAAATCAAAAACACGAAGGATTGTTTATGCAATATGTTGAAGATAATAAAGCAGAAGTAATTTGTTATTCAATGAATAATATCCAATGCCATTTAAAAGTTTGTATTGATAAAGATTTAATCAATAAAAAAAAATAAAAGCACCGATAAAGCACCGATTATGGCAAAAGAAGATAATTTAAAACCTGCGTGGAAAAAAGGAGAAAGCGGAAACCCTGCAGGATATAAGAAAGGACAAAAGAATAGAAGCACAATAGCACGTTTATGGCTTGAGACAACACAAAAAGCAAAGAACCCAATTACAGGTGAAGAACAAATTTTATCTCAAGAAGATTTAGGAACTTTAGCATTGGTTAAAAAAATGCGTGAGGGCGATGTATCTGCATACAAAGCGTTAATGGATAGCGGTTATGGTGCTCCATTACAACAAATAGAACAAACAATAGTAGAACAACCAATCTTCCCCGATGTTTCAGCGGACGACTTCGACGAATAAAATACTTAAGTTAAAAAAGCGGGTTCGTATTGTTCAAGGTGGCACAAGTGCTGCGAAAACGTACGGAATTTTAGCCGTGTTAATTGCCCGTGCTTCTGCTGTTCCTGGAATAGAAATAAGCGTTGTAGCTGAATCAATACCACATTTAAGACGAGGGGCTTTAAAAGACTTTATTAAAATAATGAAGTGGATGAGTAAATGGCACGAAGCACAATTTAACAAATCACTTTTAACGTATCAATTTTTAAACGGTTCAAGTTTTGAATTTTTTAGTGCTGACGACTCAAGTAAATTAAGAGGTGCAAGGCGTGACGTGCTTTATATAAACGAATGTAATAACATAACCTTTGAAAGTTATAACGAGTTAGCAATACGTACAAAGAAAGCTGTTTATTTAGACTTTAACCCTGCTAACGAATTTTGGGTACATACGGAACTAAAAGACGAACCCGACTCCGAGTTTATAATACTTACTTACAAGGATAACGAAGCCTTAGACAAATCAATAGTTGAACAAATAGAAAAGAATCGTTTAAAAGCTGAAACGAGTAGTTATTGGGCTAATTGGTGGCGTGTTTATGGATTAGGTGAAATAGGAATGCTCGAGGGCGTTATATTTAGTAATTGGAAACAAATAGACCAGTTACCGAGTGATGCTCGTTTAGTGGGTATTGGATTAGACTTTGGTTACACGAACGACCCTACTTCAGCTATTGAGATTTACAATTATAACGGAACACGAATATTAAATGAATTAGTTTATCAAACAGGAATGTTAAACAGCGATATAGCTAAAAGACTTCCAAAACACGTACCAGTTTACGCTGATAGTTCCGAACCCAAATCAATAGACGAAATAAGACGATACGGAATAACAATTAAGGGTGTTACAAAGGGCAAGGATTCGATTAACTACGGAATTGATGTTATGCAACAACAAGAATATTTAGTGACGGCAAACAGCGTTAATTTAATAAAAGAACTTAGGGCTTATTGTTGGGACGTAGACAAAGCAGGAACACGATTGAACAAACCTATTGACAATAATAACCACGCTATTGACGCGCTCCGTTATCATGAAATGGAAACTTTAGGATTAAAAAGAAATTACGGCACATATAATTTACGTTAATGACAGATGACACACCGATAATGACCCGAGAAGTTGAGCATTATGTGTATATTCGAACGGGTAAACGTGTAAAGATAGTTTTTAACGACGCTCAAAGCATAAGAAAGCATTTAATGATGTTAGGTGAAGCGTATGCTATTGCCGTGTACTACAAGAAACATAATAAAACGTTTAAATAATATGAAGTTAGAATTAATAGTTCCAACAAAACTTAGTGAGATACCTTTAAAGCACTATCAAAAATTTTTAGCTATTGCCAAAAACACGAATGACGAAGTTTTTTTAGCTGAAAAAATGATACAATGTTTTTGTGGTATTGAATTAAAGGACGTAGTTAAAATTCAGTTTAAAGAAATCGAAGTATTAAGCCAGCATTTTGCTACGATGTTCCAACAAAAAAGCGAATTTAAAAACCGTTTTAAAGTATTAGATACTGAATTTGGGTTTATTCCTAACTTAGAGAATATGAGTTGGGGTGAATATATAGACCTTGAGGCTAATATAAGCGATATAGGAACGTTTCACAAGGCAATGGCTGTTATGTATAGGCCTATAGTAGAAAAACACGGAGACAAATATAAAATAGAGCCTTACGAAAGTTCTGCTAACTATTCCGAAATAATGGAAAGCGTTAGTTTAGATATAGCCTTAGCAGCAAAGGTTTTTTTTTACAATTTAGAGAACGAGTTGTTAGGGGCTACCCTGTCTTATTTGGAGACGGAGATTCTGACGAGCAAGGAAATGACAACGACTTTAGCGAAAGAACTCAATTTAGCAAACAATGGGGCTGGTATCAAAGCATATATGCAGCAGCTAAAGGAGACATCAC